ATGAAAAAGATTAAAGACATCACTGTGGTTACTGGCTCATACGTCAACAAGATGGGCGAGGAAAAGAAACGCTATCAAAACATCGGCTCGGTGTTTGAAGATAACGGCAACCTTAAAATCAAGCTGGATGTGATACCCCTGCCCAAGGGCGGGTGGGATGGATGGGCAAACTGTTACGACCTCAAGCCAACTGAACGCCAACAGCCAAAGGAGTTTGACGATGACACTTCAGCAATCCCATTTTAATCGCGCACGGTCTCTTGACCCAGCCACCAGTCACGCCGCCGCAGACCAAGCACAGGACTTGGCTCGGCAGCACTTTGACCTGATCGTAGGTTGCCTCCAGCGTTTTGGCGCACGAGGCAAAGATGGCATTGCTGAACTGACTGGGCTGGATGGCAATCAAGTCGCAAGGCGGTTGCCTGAGTTGGCCAAGATTGGCTTGGTAGAGTTAACTGGTCGGGTTACCAAGTCCAAGTCAGGCAGGGCAGAACGTGAATGGTGTTTTGTCCCTATACAGCGGGAGTTAATATGACTGAAGAAGATGAAGCATTTAACGAACTGGAGCGCCAAAGCCTGTGGCGTAAACGTGCCGTGCAAAACGTGTCAACCAATCCTTACCGAGACCAAGTTATTGAGGAAGTTGCACGGCATATCGAGAAAATGGAGGGCTTTGGTCAAGATACATTGCACAGCTTTGCGATTTACATCAGGGGATTGAAATGACACAAGATGAAGTGATTGAGATGGCTAAACAGGCTTGGGCTGATGCTGGAGACGCATGGGTCGCAAAAGAATGGTTTGATGACAGAGTAAAAGCATTTGAAGCCTTTGCCAAACTGGTAGCCGCCAAAGAGCGTGAAGCCTGTGCAAAGGTGGCTGACGAATATATGCGGGATTGTGAAGGGAAAAGTTTTGGTGGGGGCACTGCAATCAGAGCCAGAGGAGAGCAAGCATGATTGAAGCAATGAAACAGGCGCTTGAGGCGTTGGAATTAGCATTACGCAGCCACGGGGTAATGCTGTTGTCAGACCCGCCACAAGATGCGTGGAAGACATACGGTGTAGATGGCAATGCACGCCAAGCCATCACATCCCTACGCCAAGCCATTGCAGAGTTGGAAAGCCAAGAGCCTGTGGCGTGGATTTCTCCATCAGGCGCTTTATACCGAACACGCTATCACGCTGTGGCAAATGCAGAACAGTTGTTAACACCTCTTTTTACCCACCCACCACAGCGCACAGAGCAAGAGCCTATAGCGTGGATGAGTCCATCATGGATTGACCCTAATACGAGAGGATGGCAAAGCGATAGTTTTGAGTCAATACCGATTGAGGGTTGGCTTCCCATCTACACCACCCCACCACAGAGCACATGGGTAGGGCTGACGGATGAGGAGGTAAAAGACATCGTGTGGAACCTGCCATATGAACCGAGTCAAGAACATATCCGAGCCATTGAAGCCGCATTAAAAGAAAGAAACACATGAGTTGGAAAGATTCAACACTCAAGTACATCAAGGAACTGATGAAGCCAAAGCCCATCAGTGAAATCATCGAGAAAGAAATGCGTGAGGCCGTCATCAAGAAGCTGGAAGCGGAGAGCGCAGTGGAGTATGCGGCCTCCATCGTCACCTACAACGTCGAGCGCATTGGCAGACTACAGCGCAGACTTAAAGAATACGAGGAGGAAGAATGATATTTGATCGTCTACTTGTTGCCGCTGGGTGCTGTTGGCTGGGTGTGGCGGGTTTATTGCCGAAAGACCCACCAGTTCCACCAACTCCAGCACAAATGCAAATGCAGTACAAATTGAAACAACTCAGCAATATTTGTGATAAAAAGAAAAAGTCCCAAAAAGTACAGGAGATGTGCAAAAAATGGAAGTCCTCATAACCATCGCAATTTTGTTTATTGGCGCAATCATCGGCATTGGCGTTTTATTGGCAATGCTGCATTTTTATGCCGATTAAGCAAACGCCCTTGTCCCTGATTTGTCAATAATCAAGGCCATTTCTCTGGGCTTAATATCCCCTGCATTAGGTATGCTGACATGGGTCCAGCGGTCAAATTCCCTGATAACTTGGTCATAAGGTAACCCTGCCTCAATAATTGCCCTAACCACCTCATCTGGCTTCATGCCTGGCACTCGAATATCAGCCGCACACCCACGCCGATGTTGACTGGAATCTTTTGAACCCACTGCATCATTTACGGCTTTTGACCTAAACGCAGAATTCACGATGATTGGCTTGCCGCCAAGCACTTCTTTGACCTGTTCCAAAAACTCAGCCAAGCGCACCAAGTTCTCCAGCTCGGCATCGTTGGGCGTATTGTCCATGTTGCGTTGGTCGGTGTGGGTTAACTCATCAAGTGTGAAGTTTGGGGATAAGTTCATTTCATGCTCCTCATTTGGTCATAGGTTTGGATGCAGGTGTTGAGTTTTCTGATGGCGGCATCTCCTTCTGCGGTGATGGCGATAAGAGCATCAGCAACCGATCTGTCAAGTTCGGCTGATGTTGTTCCTGCGTCACCTCCGCTGGCAGGGGCGGCATCTGTGGCGGCTTGTACGGCACACTGGGGGGCTTTGACAGCAACCCGCAGGCTGAGAGCACCAGTGGCAATATCATCACGCAAACGGGTCTCTTTAATCTTTGCAACATGGTTTGCCTTTCGTAATGTCTCTGCATAAGTCTGCGCTACCTTTGCCATTGTCTGCTCAGTTTCCCTCGCCTTGGCATTCAGGGCAGCAATCTCCAGTTGTTGGCGTTCATACTCATTCAATTCGCCAGTAAAGTATCCAGCACCAAAGCTACTCAGCACCGCCATAACGATGCCAAGAATCACCCAAGGATTAAACAAACTCATGACTTGGGCTGCTCATCGTTGTCAGTAGCTTCAGCCTTGGCAGTTGCGTTTGCAATGGCCTTAACACCAGAACGACCAGCAACACCACCCAATACACCAGTGATAAACACCATGATGGTGCTGATTTGTTGGGTATAAACCTTGTCGATTGCCGCCATTGAGCCATTCATGGGCTGAGTAACAAAAGAGACTGAGTACAGAAACATACCCATTGAGGCCAGCAGAATGGTCACCAAGACCACGATAACGAATGCCCATACCCTGACTTCAATCTCGTCTGCGGTCAGGCGGTTGGTTGTTTTGTAGGCAACAGTAGGCATCATTTTTTCTCCTGTTCAGGTTTGATTAACTGGTCTGGGCAAGTGCCAGTGGCAGTGCAGATTGGAGGTTTGCAATCAGCAAGTTCCCAATTTTTAGGGTCTTGGCATGGGTAGCGAAAACGGTCTTCGCACCCGATCAAATACAGGGTTATCAGAAATAATATCGCTAGACTTCTTTTCACGTCTTTCCCTTTCGATTTCACGCCTTAATCGTTCAACTTTTTCCAGTTGTATTTTGACTTCTTGCTTTGTCTCCAGTATGTCCACATACAGAAACCCAAGCAAAGGCAATAACAACCCGATCAGCACACAGCTAAAAATCCAGCCCATCATATCTGCCGCCAGCGACTTAACAGGTGGAGCCACAACCAAAGGTAGAGGAGGAATATAGTAGTTGCTATTACTGCCGCCAGCTTTAGCTGGAGGTTTCTTTCCTCTTGCCGCCGTTGCCATCGCATTTGCCTCTCTTGCGCTTCTTTTGCAAGTCTAGCTTTTTCCTGTTCGCCTTGTATGACATCACGCATCTTGTGGACTTCTGAGTACAGCGCACCCATTTCCTTGGGCGATTGGTACACCATCGTCTCCCTAATTGTCACAACCAATCGGTCCATCTCTTGCTGTGCCATTACTCGCTTGAGCGCCGCTTCCATTAAGTTTTGATCTGGGTCATAAACTGTCAGGCTTTTCTCTTCCTCTTCTCTGATGTGTGCCGCCAACTGCTCTTGCAGTCTGAAAAACTCAGTTAGATTTTTAACTATGTCGATCTTGACCTGTGTCTCATCAACTGCGACATAGGTTGACTTCTTTTTCGCCACAGGCTTTGACGCTTGGGACTTGGGTCTGAAAAACGCAAGTAATTGACCCCAAAAGCCATGCACCTCTTTGCCAATGGCGATAACCTCATCAGCAGTTTGCTTAATCTCAACGAAAGATTCTTTTGCCTGTTTGTACAGCTCGCACCCAGCTTGTATTTGCTTAACAAGCCCTGCTGCAAGCAAACAAATGCTGATCGGGTCAATTTACAGCCCCAGTATTTTTTTGACCAACTCACCAGCAAAGCCTGGCCCCAGCAACACAGCCGCAATCACCACATAAAGCAAATACTCAATGCGGGTCATGCGTTGTGAACCTGAAGCAAAAGACTTTTCAATGGCAGCATATCTTTCAGCGCAAACTGCTTCATGAACCGCCAGCCGCGTGTCAGTATCCTCAGCCATTACATGCCCTCGCCCTGCACAATGTACACGGTGGATGCGGCAGATGCTAAGCCACTGAAGAACGATTCACGCCCAAAGCGCAAGACCTCAACAGCACCAGGCACTAGGACAATGGCCGATGATGGCGTACCAGCAACAGGCGCAACAGCATTTGCCGTAGCAACTGCAGCCGTGCTACCAACACCCAAGAAAACGGTGTTTGCGCTGGAATTGATGATGCGGTACTGTCCTGTACTTTGTGCATCAAAACGTGGGTCAACCAGTGCCTGTACGCCAGTCGGCGCACTAGCCGCCGCAGGGATGACAACGGTGTTGCCAAGTGGGGCAAACGCGATCTGTGAATTAGTTGCCATGTCAGACTCCTTGTGCAGCTTGGGCTGCTTTGTAGGCTGCAATCACTGCTGGAGTGTGAATAGATGCGGCAATGGCTTGCACTTTGGCATCTTCACCACTTACGTCAGCACCGGGGGCGAGAACGTGGCGGTGAAACTTGCTGCTAATTTCAACGCCATCTTCTTTGACGGCGGTCTTGGTGCGAACTTGAATTGAGCCATTTTCTAAGACTTCAATCAAGTCAACGGAGGTAACTTTTTTTAACATATCATTTCCTTGTTTCCAACCTGATCATCCAGTCAGGCATTAAGTCTGGTGGGCCGCACCAGTACGGTTAGATTGATGAAATGATAAACGCAAGCAATTCGTCATAACGAATGCCCAAACGTGTCTTTTCAATTGTGTCGTGTTCAATGTTTGTCAAAACAGCGTTTGCTGGCAAGTCTTCTTTGTTTTCTACGCTAACCCGTTCACCGTTCACCGCGTAAAAAGACTCTACAAACTTACCATTTGAATTTACTTCAACAGGTTGCTCGTTGTACTCGTGCCAAGTGTCAGAGCAAAACAAAGCGTATTTTTCAGGGTCAAGCCCGTTTGCAATAAATGCTTGCTCAACTTCTTGAGCGATCACGCCAACGTGAATACGAGCATCAATGCCTTTAGTTGCTACAGCGTCTTTGAATTTAAAAGACTTGATTGATGCTTTGATTGCAACTGCGGTTGCTTTTTCAGACGCAGACAAATCAGCAATTTCTGTTTTGGTGTTTGCGTCAGAGGTGTTGATTGCGCCTGTTGCAGCATACACCACAGACCAGCGGTTTGAGGCTGTGCCAATAGAGCGAGTGTTATCAACATATGGGTACAAGTTACCCAAGTAATCCATTGTTACTTTTCGAGTAAAAGTATCAGGAGAACCTTTTGTTAAAACGCCAAGGTGAAAATTTACGCCGTCACCAATTCCAACTGTACGCTCGGACTCAACAAAGTTTCCGTAAATAAAAGCGTTATCACCAAAGCCGCCAAACATTTTATATCTGGCGCTAAAGGTGTTGTTGTACGCGCCACCAGCAAACTCAACTTGTTGAGTTGCAACATTGGTACTTGCTGAAATACTGAGCAATCCAATATTAGCATCGTAGGAGTACGCCACCTTTGATATGGCTAAATCGCTTAGAGCATATACGTTTTTGACTTGAGTTCCGTTGTACGACAAAACTTGATAAAAAGTATTTCCATCAATACTGT